CCCATCTTCGGACAGGTTTCACTACCCCCCAGGGGTAAGTGTCCAGTAAGACAACGAAGGCCGAGAGGGAACTCGATCCCCATGCCGACGCCGAGCTCGCCTATCGGCGAGCCCGCGAGCGCTACGAGCTCCTCTGGGAGGAGTGGAACGACGAGGGACGCCCGACCACGGCGCTCGGTGGCTCCACCGGCCGCGTCGTCGTCCCCCACCCGCTCTTCCTCATGCTGCAGCAGGCAGAGACACAGATGCTGAGAGCCGCCAAGGCGTTCCAGCCGTCCCATCGGGGGCCGGATCCGGTTAGCAAGGTGACCGCGCAGATCGGTCGCTCACCGGCAGCGAAGCTCCGCGAGGGCAAGGGGTCGTGAGGTGCTCGTGACCATCCCCGCACCCTGGCAGGACTACGCCGCCGGCTCCGAGGTCGAGCATTTCGCCGCCTTCTGTGAGGAGCACTTGATCCAATCGGTTGACGCCTGGGACGGTCTCCCACTCGTTCTCGAGTCGTGGCAGCGGGAGATGATGGGCGAAGCGCTCGCCTTCGACGAGCACGGCTGGCCGTTCTGGCAGTCGGTCGTGATCGTGATGCCGCGCAAGAATGGCAAGACGACGCTGCTCGCCGGCCTCGCCGTCTACCGGCTCGTCACCTCCGATGGATCGCCGGAGATCCTGCTCGCCGCGAGCTCCGACAAGCAGGCTGGCCGGCTCTTCAACGCGGCAGCCACGTTTTGTCGGCGCGACCCGACGTTGGCGACTCTGACCCGCGTCCGCGACTACATCGGCGAGATCCTGCGCGAGGACGGTCGCGGTATCGTCTACCGGCTCTCCTCCGACCCGGAGCGCCTGCATGGATACAACCCGTCGCTCGTCGTCGTCGACGAGCTCGCGCAGTGGACGAAGCCTTCCCTGCGCCGCGCCTATGCCGCGCTGACCTCGGGTGGCGGCGCCCGCCAAGCGCCACAGACCTTCACGATTACGACCGCCGGCGAGGCGAAGGATCGCAAAGACTCGATCCTCGGGCGGATCCTCGATACCGCGCTCGAGCGCGGCCAGGTGGAGGTCCGTCCAGGTCTGGTGATCGCCCGCCTCTACGAGGCCTCGACGATCGTCTACAACTTCGAGGCGCCGACGACCGACCCGCGCGACGTCGCGGCGATGAAGCTCGCCAACCCGGCCTCCTGGATCAGCGAGGACTACCTCGCTCGGCAGGCGGAGAACCCTGAGCTGACCGACGCCGAGGTGCTCCAGCTCCACGGTTGCGTCTGGGCTGCCGGAACCACGTCGTGGCTCCCGCCCGGTGCCTGGGACTCCTGTGCCGCGCCCGACCGCGAGGTGCCGGACGGCGCTTCCGTCTGCCTCGGCTTCGATGGCTCCTACAACAACGACTCGACCGCGCTCGTCGGCGTCCTCATGGACGAGCATCCGCACGTCTTCGTCGTCGACGCCTGGGAACGCCCGGAAGGTGCTCGCGACTGGCTCGTCCCGCGCGAGCAGGTCAAAGCGATCGTCGCCGAGTGTATGCGCCGCTGGCAAGTGATGGAGATGGCCTGCGACCCGCCTGGTTGGCACGCCGAGATCGACGCCTGGGCGGAGGAGTACGGGACACCGCCGATCGTTGAGTACAAGACGAACGCTCGTGTCCAGATGTCCGAGGCCTGCTCGCGCTTCTACACCGCTGTCGTCAATCAGGAACTCTCCCACGATGGAGACCCGCGGCTCGCGCGGCACATCGCCAACGCCGTGATCAAGGAGACCGCCGACGGCGCCTACATCACGAAGGACGGGCGCAACTCGCCGCGCAAGATCGACCTCGCTGTCGCGGCCGTGATCGCTTTCGATCGGGCCGCGGTAAACGACCCCGGCGTCGGCGGCGTCGACTGGTACGACGAGCCGGAGGAGCAGGAGTGAGCGCGCCCGCCGGCGGGATCAGTCCGCTCGCCGTGATCGGGCAGCCACCCGAGCATCGCGACCACCGGGCCTGCATGACCCGAGACCAGTTCCTCGCCAACCCGGTCATGGTCACGATCGCCCCGACGGCTCTCGTCGAGGCGCTCGTCACCGTGGACGCCGGCATCGCCCGGCCGACCAGGATCGGTGCTCGCTCCTGGCTGATGAAGCACGTCCACGTCGGCCACGACGCGATCGTCGGCGATGACTGCGAGCTCGCGCCGCACGCCTGTGTCGGAGGCCACGCCGAGCTCGGAAACGGCGTCCGGCTCGGGATGCACGCCGTGATCAAGCCGTTCGTCAAGGTCGGAGCCGGTGCCCGGATCGGCGCCTGCGCGTTCGTCAACCGCGACGTTCCGCCCGGTGAGACGTGGGCCGGCGTGCCCGCCAGGAGAATCGGATGAGGGGCGCACTCGGACGGCTGTCGGACGGCGAGGCGCTGCTCCTTCGCTGGCCCGCCTGCAACGGCGGCTTCACGCTCGGCTTCAACCCGCGCACCGCACGCGAGATCAAGCGACGCGGCTGGATCGTGATCGACGGCCAGCGGGCGGTCGTGACCCCGGAGAGCGCCGCCGACGACGACGAGCGCGTCGATTTCTACTTCGTCCAGGATGCCGCCGCGTGAAGATCGTCGGCTGTCTTTGCTGGTACGAGGAGCATCCGACCTGGCTCCAGGCGGCGATCACCTCGGCGGCGCGCTTCATCGACCATCTCGTCGCGATCGATGGCGCCTACCAGCTCTTCCCCTGCGCTCGGCCGCGGTCCGGCTTCGACCAGCACGAGGCGATCGTGGCCGCCTGCGGCTCTGTCGGCATCGGCTTGACGCTCGAGATCCCCCAGCAGGTGTGTGGCAACGAGTGCGAGAAGCGCTCCCGCTCGTTCGAGCTCGCCGAATCGCTGACCGACCCGGACGAGGACTGGTTCTACGTGATCGACGCGGACGAGATCGTGATCTCGTGCGTCGCTGACCTGCGCGCGATGCTGGCCGAGACCGAGTACGAGGTGGCCGAGGCGAAGCTGTGGGAGAGCCTCGATCCCGAGACGCCCGGCATGCCGCCAGACGTGAAGCCGCTCTCGCAGAACTCGGTCCGCAAGTTCTTCCGCGCTCGCCGCGGCCTCCGCGTCGTCGGCGCCCACTACGTGTACGCCTACCCGGACGGCGAGCGGCCGCGCTACCTCTGGGGCAACCCCACCTACCACGATCTCGAGCCAGCGCTCGACCTCACGCAGTGCATCTCGATCGAGCACCGGAGCCGGTTCCGTAACCTGCACCGGGCCAGGCTCGCACGCACCTATTACGCGATCCGAGACAGCGCCGGCGCCGAGCAGATCACAGACATCTACGTCGAGGGAATCGACGGCAAGCCCTCCCTCGTCAGCGCCGGGAGGGCCAACTGATGCCGAGATGGCTCATGCGACTGCTCTGGTACGCGCGCGGCAAGCGGGCCGTCCGCGTCTACCTGGAGGTGCGCGAAGGCGATACGAGTTCCGACGCGACGATCGAGGGCGTGCTGGTCGGCCGCTGGGCGGGCCACTACGTGCTCGAGCTCGCCCACCTGCTCGAAAACCCGACGTCCAGCCACGCACTTCGCGGCCACGTCGAGATCCCGGCCGAGCGCGTCCTCTTCATCCAGGTGATCGGCAAGGGCGCCCGGTGATCCTCGCGACCCGGCACGGAAACCGGCAAGTCAGGCTGTTCGAGAGCACCGCGCTGATCCCGCTCCCAGGCTCGCCGGAGGCCGAGCTCGTCTCCCTGCGCGAGCCGGCGATCCGCGTCGCGGCCGTCGCCTGCGCCGTCCGCCTCGTCTCGGAGACGATCGCGAGCTTCGTCCTTCGCACCTACACCGGGGACGCGAGCGAGCGCCGACCGGTGCTCGACTCGCCGCAGGCGGTGCTCTTCCAGGAGCCGACCGTCGATGCGACCTTCACCAGCTTCGACATCTGGTCGGACGTGATCACCGGCTGCGAGCTCGGTGAGGACGCCTTCCTCTGGAAGGTCAAGAGCCGCCAGAACGAAGTGCTCGAGCTCTACCCGGTCGATTCGGCCTACTTCCTCGTCGAGCGGCAGAAAGGATCGTTCGCGAAGACGATCAAGGCCCGGATCGAGGGGGAGACGCGGGACGTCACCCGCAACGTGATCCACGTCCGCTCCTGGTCGCCGCTCCCCGGCGAGCTGCGCGGCGCGGCGACACCGAAGATCCATCGCTCGTCGCTCAGCGCCGCCCGCTCCTACGACGTTTTCCGCGGGCGCTACTTCGACAACGACCAGATGCCCGGCCTCGTGATCGAGATGCCGGGCAAACCGACGAAGCAGCAGCGCGATGACATCCTCTCCGAGTGGGCGCGCCGCCACGCCGGAGCGCAGAACGCGATGCGCCCCGGTCTCGTCTGGGGCGGCATGAAGCTCCACTTCAACTCGAGCATGCGCGAGGCGCAAGGCGCCGAGTCGGCCGAGGTGATCGTCCGTGACGTCGGGCGGATGTTCCGGATCTACCCGGTCGAGCTCCTCCACGTCGCGATCGCCCGCCAGGTGCCGACGGTCGAGCTGGTCTCGGACATGTTCGTCCGCTTCACCCTGCTCTCCCGGATGCGCCGGCTCGAGCGCGCGCTCGCCGCCGACCGCGACCTGTTCCCAGACCGTTCGCTGTATCCGCGCTTCGACGTGACCGAGTTCTTGCGCGGCGACCAGGCGACGCTCGCCACCGTGATCCACAACCTCGTCCAGTCCGGCGTCCTGACCAAGAACGAGGGCCGGGCGATGTTCGGCCTGCCGCCGATCGAGGGCGGCGACGTGCTCCAGGAGACGCCGGTCGGCGGTGCGCCCGGTCAGGTCGGGCCAGGCACCACGGGTGGCGACGAGGAAGACGACGACGAGGACGATCTCGGGCCGGCGCCCGACGACGAGGACTAAGGGAAGGAGAGCAGCAGATGGAACAGCTGCCCACGGGTGGCGAGCTTCGCCTTGCCCTCTCCCCGCTCCAGAACACCTGCGTTCGGGACGCGACCGGGACGGGCGACGGAAGCTGGACGATGGAAGGCTACGCCGCCGTCTTCGACCAGGAGACAACCCTCTGGGAGATCCCCGGCTGGTTTCGGCTGCGTGAGGAGATCGCCCCCGGCGCCTTCACCAACGTCCTCGCGCGGGTCGCGGCGGGCGACGAGCTCGTCCACCTCAACTACGTCCATATGATGGCGGCCAGCGTTGCCGCCACCGACGTCGACGGGATCGGCAGGCTCGAGCTCGGCGAAGACCCGCACGGGCTTCGCTTCTTCGCCCGCGTCGACCCGGACGACCCGGACGTCCAGCGGATGGCGGTCAAGATGCGCCGACGCATCGTCAAGCAGGCCTCCTTCGCGTTCACGATCGCCAAGGAGGAGCTCGTCGAGTCGACGGAGCTCGACGACGGTACCCGCGACCAGAAGTGGCGGATCCTCGAGATCGGCCACCTCTACGACGTCTGCGCCTGCCCGCAGGGCGCCTACGCGGGCACCGAGTCCAACCTTCGCAGCCTCGCGGCTGCGTCCCTCGGTCGCATCGATCTCGACTCGATGGGCCAGCCCCGTCGCGCCCCGGAGGCGGGCGGGAGCACTGTCGCACCCCAGGTGGGCGGTGTCGATCTCGACCTGCGGAAGCTCAAGGCGAACGTCAGGCGCCGCAGGCAGAACGCCATCACACCACGGAGGAACAAATGACGCTCCAGGAACTGCGCGAGCGCCTCGAGCAGGCGATCGCGCGCATGAACGAGGCCGCCGACGCGGTCGAGGCGCTCGATGAGAACGCCCCGGACGAGGAGCGGACGGCCGCGGTCGAGGCCTTCGAGCAGGCCGAGCGCGACGTCGAGTCGGCCCGCGCCGCCTACGAGCGGCGCAAGAAGGTCGACGAGGCTCGCGCGACGCTGCCCGCGCCGGCAGAGCCGGCCGCCGACGAGCCGGATCAGCGGACGCCGGTCACCGTCGGGCGCGAAGCGCCCACCTACCGGCCAGACGGGGACGCCTCCTTCTTCTCCGACCTCTACATGGCGTCGAAGGGCGACCCCGGCGCGCTCGAGCGGATCGCCCGCCACCAGCGGGAGACCCGCGACGTGACGACCGGCGATCCCGGCGCGGCCGGCGTCGTCCCGCCCGTCTACCTCGCCGAGCTGCTCGCCCCGCTGCCGCGGGCCGGCAGGCCGTTCGCGGACTCGATCCGCAAGCTGCCGCTCCCCGAGGCCGGCATGAACCTGACCATCCCGCGCGTCCAGTCGGGCGTCACCGTCGCGGTTCAGGCGACGGAGGGCACGGCCGTCTCCGAGACGGACATCGACACCGAGACGATCACCGTCCCGGTGCGCACGCTCGCCGGGCAGAACGACGTCTCGATCCAGGCGTTCGAGCGCACCGTGCCGGGCATCGACCAGATCATCTTCCAGGATCTGCGCGACGCCTACGACGAGCAGGTGGACACCCAGCTACTCGCCGGCAGCGGCTCGTCCGGCCAGCACCTCGGCATCCGGGCCGTCTCCGGGATCAACACGGTCACGTACACGGACACCACGCCGACGGCCGCCGAGCTCGTGCCGAAGCTCTACGACGGGCTCCAGAAGATCTGGAGCACGCTCAAGCGGGGCAAGGCCGACTCGGTCGCGCTGCACCCGAGGCGCTCCGCGTGGCTCGCGTCCAACCTCTCCTCGACGTTCCCGCTCTTCCAGCTCGGGGGCTTCATGCAGGCCCTCGGCGCCCAGGATCGCGGCTTTGTCTCCGGGCCGCTCGGCCTGCGGGAAGTCACGGACGCGAACATCGGCACCACCTACGGCGCCGGCACGAACGAGGACGAGATCTACCTCTACGACTCGACCCGCCTGATCTTCATGGAGGGCGAGCTGCGAGCCCGCGTGCTCGCCGAGGTGCTCTCCGGGACGCTGCAGGTTCGCCTCCAGCTCTACGCGTTCTCCGCGTTCGCGAGCGCGCGCGAGCCGAAGGCGATCTGCGTCATCTCCGGCACCGGCCTCGTCACGCCGACCTTCTAGGCGTGAGCGGATTCGTCAACGAGGAGCACCGCGAGCGCTATCTCGCGGCGCTCGAGGCCGAGCGCGAAGGCTACGTCGTTCACGGCAAGAGCGAGCGCGTCAAGGCGGTCGACGCCGAGATCGCTCGCGTCCACGGCGACGAGAAGCCGAAGCGCTCCCGAACGAGTGACAAGCGAGCCGACACCTGACAAGAAGCCGTCCAAGGGCGCGGAGGAGCACCGCAAGGCGCCTCCGCGCCCCTGGCGGCGCCTCGTCGCAGGGCATCGGCTTCGCCCAGCCATGAGACCGGAGAGACGTGCCTGACACACGCGATCTCTGCACGGTCGCGCAGGTCAAAGCGGCCATGGAGCCGGCGCTGGCCACGAACGCCCGCGACGCCCGGATCCAGGATCTAATCACGGCGGCGAGCGTCCGGATCATGCGCCGGCTCGAACGCGAGCTCGCGCCGAAGGCGAACGCCGTCCGACGGTTCCCCGTCTCGCTATCGGAAACCGACCGCGACGGCCGCCACGTCGTCGACCTCGCACCGTTCGACCTGCGCAGCGCAACCACGATCACCCTCCACCCGGAAGACGCGAGTCCCGACGTCCTGACCGCATCCGAGTACGCACTCGAGCCGGTCGGTGCGCCCCAGGGCAGCTACCTGCGGGTTCGGCTCTCGAACACGCTCTCGCTCACGTCCGAGTTCGCAACCCGCTTCGGCTACGCCCAGATCGAGATCAACGGCACCTGGGGAATCTGGGACACCGCAGAGGTGGCCCCGGAGGTCCGCGAGGCTTGCATCCTCACCGTCCGCTCGTGGCTGCGGCAGAATCCGGCGGCCTACGTCTTCCGCGACAACGAGGAGCCGACCGGCCTGACACCGAACCTCCCGGTCACTTGGGAGATCCCGTTCGCGGCTATGCAGCAACTCCTGCCCTGGTCGCGCTACGGGCTGTAGATGGCGAGTTCGACCATCCCGGCGCTCAAGTCGAACCTCGAGACGAGGCTCAAGGCGAGGCCCGCGCTCAGCGGAGTCTACGTCAGCTACGGGCCGCCGTTCCCGGTTCCCGAGCCGGAGCTGATCGCGCTCTGGGACGTCCGCGACTGGACGCAGCGCCCGGCGGCGCTCGGCAAGCGCGGCCGAGACGAGGAGTACGAGCTCGCCATCCTGATCCGCGTCGTCCAGTCGACCGTCGCCGAGCATAAGCCGGTCACCGAGCGAGCGTTCGCACTGCTCGCCGAGATCGAGAACGAGTTGCGCAACGACCCGACCGTCGGCGTCGCGGAGATGATCGCCGCCGAGCTCGGCGGCCAGGGAGCGATGTCGCTCCAAGAGGACGCAAACGACGAGCAGCGGGTCTCCACCCTGCTCGTCAACGTCCACTGCCACGCCCGAATCTGAGGAAGGAGACACGCGCATGAAGAGCCTGACGTACGTCGGGCCGCACGATGCCGTCGACGTCTGGTGCCCCGACGGACGGCAGGTGACAGTCGGCCGCGGCGAGACGTTCGAGACCACCGACGAGCACGCCAAGGCGCTCCTCGCCCAGCCCTCCAACTGGAAGGCGGCGAAGCCGCAGGCGAAGACCGGAAAGGAGGCGTAAGCGATGCCGCTTCGCTCCGGACTCGCGGCGCAGATCGGCTACGCCGCGGAAACCACCTGGGGAACCTACGTCGCCCCGACCCGGTTCCTCGAGTTCAACTCGGAGTCGCTCCAGCTCAACATCGAGCGGATCGAGAGCCAGGGCCTCCGAGCCGGCAACCGTGTCCTTCGAAGCGACCGCTGGGCCGCGAACAAGAAGGGCATCGAGGGCGACGTCGAGCACGAAGTCCAGTCGAAGGGCTTCGGCCTGCTCTTCAAGGCGATGCTCGGCGCGGTCGCGATCTCCACGCCGACGGGCGGGACGGCGACGCGCGACCACCTGCACACGCTCGCCGACCCGTTCGGGCAGAGCCTCACCGTCCAGGTCGGCCGCCCCGACGTCGCCGGCGTCGTCCAGCCGTTCTCTTACCTCGGCTGCAAGGTCGCTGAATGGGAGTTCGCCAACTCCGTCGACGAGATCCTGATGCTCACCCTCTCGCTCGACGGGAAGGACGAGACGACCGCCCAGGCGCTCGCCGCGGCCTCCTACCCGTCGTCGTCCGAGCTCCTCACGTTCGTCGGTGCGACGCTCTCGATCGGCGGTGCCCAGTACGACGTGAGCGAGGTCTCGATCAAGGGCTCGAACGGGCTCGCCACCGAGCGCTACTTCCTGCGTGCCGACACGACCAAGAAGGAGCAGATCCCGGCCGAGATGGTCGAGATCACCGCCGAGGTGACCGGTGAGTTCGACGGGCTCACCCAGTACCAGCGCTACACGGGCGGCACGACCGCCGCGCTGGTCGCGAAGTGGGAAGGATCGACGATCGAGGGCTCGTTCAAGAACACCGTCCAGGTGACGCTCCCCGTCTGCCGCGTCGACGGTGAGACCCCGAACGTCGAGGGGCCGGAGATCCTCGAGCAGAGCCTCACGCTCAAGGCGCTCTTCGACGGAACCCAGGAGCCGATCCAGCTCCTCTACCGCACGACCGACACGGCGAGCTAGGTGGCCGCGAGCGGCGTCTACGTCAAGGGGCTCAACGAGCTCATCCGCGACCTGCGACGTGCAGGCGCGGAGGTCTACCGCGACCTCCAGGCCGAGCTTCGCCGGCTCGCCCAGGAGGTCGCGGACGAGGCGAAGTCGCTCGCGCCGCGGGAGACCGGCCAACTCGCGGACAAGATCCGCCCGAGCGTCCGTGGGGGAGCCGCGCGCGTCCGTGCGACCGCCCTCTCCCCCACGAGCGCCCACCCGTCCTCCCAGCCCGGCTACCCCTACCCGGCCCGCTTCGAGTTCGGCGATTTCAACCGGCCGTTCCTCGGCCCGGCGCTCGACCGCAAGCGCGGACAGATCGAGAGCGGACTCGAGCAGATGGTCGATCGCCTGCTCTCCCGCACCAACCTCGGCTAACCAGGAGGACAGGATGGCTGAACCGAAACTCGTCATCGACGGGCGGGAGTACGAGATCCCGTCCGACCCGGCCAAGATCCCGCTCGGCGACGCCCGCGCGATCAAGCAGATCACCGGGCTCTCGATCGCCCGCTTCTACGGGCAACTCGCCTCCGACCCGACCGACGGCGACTGCCTGACCGCGTTCATCTACGTGGTCATGCGCCGGGAGAACCCCGGCCTGACCGTCGAGGACGTGGAAAGGCTGAGCTTCGGCTCGATCGAATGGGTCTCCGGGGAGGCCGATGCTAGCCCCCCGGTAGCGACGAGCCCTCCGTCCTCCCAGGAGGGATCCGCGTCGCCCGCAGGGAGCGCCGCCGCAGAGCCGACCCAGACCCCGAGCTAGGAGACGACCCGCGCCTCTTTTGGCATCCCGCGCTCGCCCGCCTGTACGGGATCCGTCCGTGGGAGATGGAGCAGATCACGCTCCGCGAAATCAACATGATCATCGACGACCTCAAGACGATCGGTAGCTGACGATGGCCCGCACCGTCCAGGTTACGATCGTCGGCAACGCCTCGAGCTTGCAGAAGGCGTTTGCGTCCGCCGCCGGCTCCGCGCAGAGCTTCGGCTCGCGCATCCAGTCGATCGGCGGGTCGATCGCCTCGACTGGGGCCACACTCACGCGTGGGCTCACGCTGCCGATCGTCGCGCTCGGTGGCGCGAGCGCGAAGATGGCGATGGACTTCGAGGCGTCCATGAACCGCATCGACGCGCTCGTCGGCGCCTCGTCACAGCAGATGGAGGCGTACAAGGAGGGCGTGCTCGACATCTCCCGCACCACCGGGATCGGGGCCGAGGAGCTCGCCGACGCGCTCTTCTTCGTCACTTCCGCCGGCCTCAAGGGGTCGGACGCCCTCGACGTCCTGACCGCCTCCGCGCAGGCCGCCGACGCCGGCCTCGGCGAGACGAAGGTCGTCGCCGATGCTGTTACCTCGGCGGTCAACGCCTACGGCCTGAAGGCGCTCTCCGCCTCCGAGGCGACTGACGTTCTGATCGCCGCGGTCCGGGAGGGCAAGATG